GAATTAAAGCTGCCCTTGAACCAGTTAGTGAACCTACCAGTGCAGGGAACTGGTGCTGACATTATGACCATTGCTCGTATCTCTGCATACAAGCGCATTAAGAAAGCAGGTATACCTTGTGACTTTATTTCTACAGTGCATGATTCTATCGTGGTTGATACTCGCAGTTGCTATCTGGGTGACATTGCTTGTATCTTTGATTCGGTCTTTGCCGATCTTCCGATGAACATCAAGGCTATGTTTGGCTATGAGTGGAAGTGTCCTATGGCTTGTGAAAGCAAGTATGGGCCTAACATGAAAGACATGAAGAAGATTTCTACAACCTAGTGCAGAAATCGCTTGCAACAAAATGAAAAGTGTGCTATACTATAGGTATAGGAACAAGAGTTCTTATACAACTTAACTTTAATTAAAGAAATAAATGAAAATTCAAATCGTCACAACGACAACCACTACCAAGCCAACTGCCCGAGGTTCTTATCAAGAACTGGAAGTTGTCTACAAGAACCTTACATTTCAGGGTAAGGTTGAATCTAAGAAGATCATGTCATTTGGAGCAGGTGCTCCCAGTTTTACAACCCTGTCTACTGCTGCTGGTGGTTCGACATGGGAAATTACTGTAGTAAAGAATGACAAGGGTTACAATGACTGGACTTCAGCAGTACATGCAGATGGCTCAGCAGGTATCACAGAAGGGGCTGTAGCAGCCTCCACGAGCAAAGCGAGTGCAACCCCACGGAGTACCTATGAAACCCCCGAAGAACGAGCGCAGCGGCAAGTCCTCATTGTCCGTCAATCTAGTCTTAGCAGTGCTATTGCTACTCTTTCTGTCGGTGCTAAGTCCCATCCTAAGCCTCCTGAAGTAATTGCAGTAGCAAAGGAATACGAGGCTTTCGTGTTTGGCATTGTTGATCCAGGTCCTACAGGATTTGCTGATCTACCTGATTTCGGTGAAGCTGAAATTAATTAAGCTACTCCTAGTCCTAGCTGTTCCGCTTGGTAGTGCCTACGCAATTGGTCAGGTCTATCAAACGGAATTAGCAACAGAAATAAAAGCACGAGAGTCACATGACCTATGCCATGATACGCCAACACAAACAGCTTGGGTAGCATATAGGAAAGGTGAGGTTCGATGCTTCCTAGAGTACAAAGAATTCCCACACAAAGTTAAAGCATCCTACATTGATGAAAATACCTAAGACTTTTGAACTAGCTGGTGCTAAATGGAAGGTAGTTCAGATTGAGGATTTTGCTCTCCTTGGGCAGTGTCTACGTGATGTACGTACAATACATCTTCGTAAGAACACACCAACTGAATTGAAAGAACAAACATTCCTACACGAGTTGATACATGCAATCAAATACACGTTGGGTGAAGAGAACCATGATGAACAGGCTGTCGATGTATTCGCAGCATTGTTACATCAATACATGATTACTGCTAAATGACAACAGCCCTAATCGACGGAGACATAGTAGCATATCGTTGTGCAGCATCCTGCCAAAAGCAGGGAGTAACAGTTGAATCAGAAGAAGTTGCTGTTGTCCGTGCAGAAGAGTTGATGCAACGCATCCTGCATGAGACAGGAGCAGAACACTACTACCCTTATCTATCCGGTTCCAATAACTTCAGGTATACATACAATCCTGAGTATAAGGCACACCGTAAAGACAAACCCAAACCACAATGGCTTGGTGCTGTACAAGAGTATCTAATCTTGCATTGGAATGCTCAAGTAAGCGACGGCTGTGAAGCCGACGACATGATGGCAATAGAACAAACAAAACAGCCTAATGAAACAATCATCTGCACCATTGACAAAGATTTACTACAAGTTACAGGACGGCATTACAACTTTGTCAAGTCAGAGTTTAGGACCATCTCACCAGTCGAAGGACGGTTTAACTTCTACTGGCAGTGTATTATGGGAGATGTATCAGACAACATCTTCGGATACGATGGAAAAGCCCGTCAAACGATTCCTCGCTTTTTGGAGGGAATGTATTCAGAAATGCAAGGACTAGCCTCCGATGAACTTGCTATTTTTGATTATGTTCGTAACCTTTATAGTGATGATGAACGTCTCCTAGCCAATGGAATTTGTCTATGGATGCAACGTGAACCAGAACAAATTTGGAAATTTCCTACCTAATGTATTACAAAGATATTGAATCCAACCAAGAGGCTTCTCGCCTCCGTGATCAACAACAGAAGCGCAATGCTTCCCAACGCCTTGCTGAAATAGCCAAGAAGAAAAAGCAACAGAAGCTGCATGGCAGCTAAGAGGAAGTCCTACAATGGCGGTAATTGGACAGAAGGCCGCTTCAATAGTTTCATAACATCAACCCTTCGTGCTGGCGCTAGACGCTGGCAACCAAAGTATGATACTCTCAACGCAAGCAAGACAGAGAAAAAGATTAATCCGAAGACAGGTAGGCTTGCTCAACACCACCGTTGCAGCTTGTGTGGCAATGAATTCACGTCTAAGGATATGGAAGTGGACCACATTAACCCTGTGGTCGATCCGTCAAAGGGCTTCCAATCGTGGGATGTATTCATAGATCGTCTATTCTGTGAAGCCTCTAACCTTCAAGCTATCTGCAAACCTTGTCACTTGAAGAAAACTAACCTAGAAAAACAAGAAAAGAAAAATGCAAATATCAAAATCAGTTGAAACCCCAGAGGGTACAGTTAAATTTGAAGGTGAAATCTCAGGATTGGAACTAGACATTGTTCTACAGATGGGGCTTCTTACCCTTATGTCTCGTGGTGTAATTCAATCCGTAGTAGCTGACAAGGACTCTCAGGAGAACATACATTGAAACATGCTGTCATTCCCGATGTGCAAGCTAAGGATGGCATAGACTTTACATACCTAAATAACATCGGTAAATATCTTGTAGACAAGAAACCAGACAAATGGATTTGTATCGGTGACTTTGCTGATATGCCCTCTCTAAGCTCCTACGATGTAGGTAAGAAGTCGTTTGAGGGTAGACGTTACATCAAGGACATTGAAGCCTCTAAGACCGCAATGGAAGCCTTGATGAACCCTCTATGGGAGTTCAATGCTAAGGCAAAGAAGAACAAAGAGAAACAATATCATCCTGAACTAATCTTAACGTTAGGCAACCATGAGAATCGAATCAATCGAGCAATCAATGACGATCCAAAATTGGAGGGAGTTCTGTCTACAGATGCGTTGGGTTACATGGGCTATGGTTGGCAAGTTGTACCATTTCTTGACGTTATTGTTGTTGATGGTATTGCTTATAGCCATTACTTTACCACTGGGGTTGCTGGTCGTCCTGCGTCAACTGCTGCTGCACAGTTACGAAAAACTAACATGTCTAGCATTGCGGGGCATCAACAAGGTAAGCAAATTGCTTATGCAACGAGGGCTGATGGCTCAACCATAACCTCTATCATTGCAGGTAGTTGTTACGAGCATGATGAATCTTACATGAGTTCTCAAGGGAATAAACATTGGAGAGGGTTTATTATGTTACATGAAATTAAAGACGGTTCTTTTGATGAAATGTGGGTGTCACTTGACTACATCAACAAACGCTACTCTAAGTAAACTATGTAAAAGCTGTAATACTGTTAAGTATCTAGAATACTTTTCCCCTAATTATAAGGGGTTATATGGACGAGCACAGAAATGTAGAATATGCTCTGCCAAAGTATCAGCAGAAAATAGAAACCCAATAAAAGAAGCTGTCTATAAATACAAAATAACAGAAGAACGTGCTTTAGAACTAAAAGCCCATACTTCATGTTTTATTTGTGGATTACCTAATCGAGAAAATAAAGCTCTTTGTATAGATCATGATCATACTACTGGAAAAGTTAGAGGTATGCTTTGTGATGACTGTAATTTGAGTTTAGGTAAGATGAAAGATAGTAAAGAACTCCTACAAAAAGCAATTGATTATTTAAAACAATATGACTGATTTAGTAAATCATCCACCCCACTACTGCTCCCATCCGTCGGGAATCGAATGCATCCAGATTACAGAGCATATGGGGTTTAACCTTGGCAACGCTCTCAAGTATATCTGGAGGGCTGACTTGAAGAACAATGCAATAGAGGACATGCGTAAAGCAATCTTCTACATCAACCGTGAGATTGAAAAACGTGAACGAGGAACTTAAGCTACTCATTGCTGCTAAACTAGATGTAACAGATTTCCTTGACATCATTGGTTATGAACTAGCCGATCTACTTGAAGTATTAGGTGATGAACTTGAAGAGCACAAACAAGAACTACTGGACGCCTGTTCCTGAGCAGCATTATAAGAAAACCTACCTTGTACGTAAAGCACAAGAAATAGAAGCAGAGGAAGAAATTGTCCGATTTGAACGAGAAGCCGATCTATATCCGT